CTCATACGGAACAAGATCTTCGACCGGTAATTTCAGCAGCTCTTTCTGAATCATGTTATTCTCCTTCCGTGCAAAATAAAAAGCCCGAAATTGCTCAAGCTAAATCTCAAGCTATTTCAAGCTAAAAATCACGGTAGCCGTCAGCCGGATTTGAACCGGCACCCACAGGCCCCCGCCGGGGCATAGTTAAGTGCCTCGGATGTATCGGGTTGTAAAAGCCATGTGGTGTCACCAGCGTTGTCCCGCCTTAAATGGGCGGCGCTCTTCCAGTTGAGCTATGACGGCATATAAGCAGCAACGCCGTTATCTGCTTTTACCGGACAGTAAGACGTTGCCGCTGCATCTGGAACTTTTGCGGCCAGATGCCCCGCTACTCTCTGCATGCCGTCCCCCGGTCATGCAAAGTCTGGCACTCCAGGCAGGGCTCGAACCTGCAACCTGCGGTTTTGGAGACCGCTGCTCTACCACTTGAGCTGCCGGAGTATAAAAAGCCGCCCTTGGAATCGAACCAGCCGTGCCTACACACACGCACCGCGCTCCACATTGCGCTCAGGCGGCCATATAGCAAATAAAAACAGCCCACGGTTCGCCGCCGGGGCTGCTTGAGTTGACGCACATCCTGCGGGGCATGCTGGCCCGCTCGGATTTCCGGTGCTGCTGTTCACGGGCGGAGGTTTCAGGGCGTGGGCAAGATTTCAGGAATTCCACACCCACCCGCACACCGGTGGTGAATCACTCCATGCGTCAGACTTGCCGCGTTACAGACTTTACGGCGTTCGGTGCGAGATTGCAGACTTGAACTGCGCCTAAACCTCCATGGTCGGTCTGGACACCATTTCTCGCATAGAAGCAGCCCGCAAAGCACGGTGTCAAAGCGAAAAAGCGTTAAGCGGCATGAACGAAAGGAGAATCCGTACGGGGCCGCGCTTTGGAAGCTGCTGAGAAGCGGCGCACCGCTTTGCGCGGTTCCACTTATGCCATGATACAGGAAGTTAGCACAAATGTCGATTCAAACGGCACAAAACAAGTGTCAAAATAATGTGCGTTTTATTGGTCAGTTTGGATATTTTCCCAAATTTCAGCAAGTGCCTCCATCCCCTCCCGGATATAGACGGAAACGGCATTGACGTTTTTAAAACTAACGCTCTCCGCGATTTTGCGTTGGCACAGGTTCTGGACGTAATAATCATAGATGCAGTCAGCTTGTTTACGAGCACGTGCAGACCCACTCAGGCAGTAGGCCCGCCGGGCAGCTTCGATGCGCAGTTCACAGAGATCAAGCTCCATCTGCTTGAGGTTCCGTTCTTCTGTGTCGATTCTCTCCACGGCAAATCCCACCTTGTCACCGGCTCCACCGCCCATCGGCATCCCGCTCATGCTCTGGGTGCACTTTTCAGCAGTGTCCCGGATGCGCTGGATCTTCTGCTTCTGGGCCTCGACCTGCTCCGCCAGATCTCTGCACTGCTGGAACCACGCCTTGACGGTGCGGTAGTCCGGCAGTTCCGGCTCGTTGGTGTCAGGTGTCCAGGTTTGGATCATGTTATCAACCTCCCAGCATCGGGTCAGGGCATTCCCAATAATAGTCATCATATTGAATTTCTCGGTCAATTGTTGTTTCTCCGTCGACAACTTCGATTTCCTGGTTAAACTCCATACCGCACTCATACCCGTAAAACCTGAAATCGAGACCATACTTTTTTGACAATTCTTCATACGGTTCAGATTCCAGTGCCCAGGCGGCTTTTACGGGTAAGACGATAATGTCTTTCCCATCTTTTGCTCCAAAAGAGAAATCATTTTCATACTTCTCGACAAAATTTCGTCTGGTTCCTGCGATATAGGCATCTCGCTTTACGACAATATGAAGTTCGTCAAGCTCTGCATCATAGGCAATGGATACGCCGTTTACGTCTTTCTTAAAAATAAGAGCTTCGTAAAGAGGTTTTCCTTTTTCAACGTCTGGTTCCATTACTGCGACACATTCGGAAAACCACTTCATAATGTTTTCTTTCTTGCCACGGACTTTAAGTTTGCCTTCACACCAGTTCGGCATGATTCATTCCTCCATTTCTTCGATTTCGTCGCCCCACGCATCCCAACCAGGAACACGTTGACGGGCAAAAAGTTCTATTCTAGGGACATCTCCCAGCAATTCAACGATTCTGTGTCTTGTTTCGTCCGGCTTTACGCTGTGTGCCTGTATCGGCGATTCGATCACCTGATGCACCGAATGGCTTTTGACCATTTCTTTAGCCTTGAATCCCGGCGTTACTCCCAGCAAGCACACCTCAGCATTTGCGCGAGTGTATGCTCCCATGCCGTAAAAATTTCCGCCCGATTTATATTTCTTGATCCAAACGAAGGCGGCGGTTTTATAAGCAAATCCCCATGCTTCCATTACCCGAAGTGCATCCGGGACGGTTGGAAACGTGGCCCACATGAACAGGGCGCAGCCCCCCCCCCCCC